GGTTAAAAACGGATCTTTGACAATGCCAGAATATACTTTGCCAGAAATTATTTTAAGTAAAGGCTCTAAACAACAGTGGTTAACATCTAATTCATCATCACAAGATGAATCAAATAAATTTATTACTTTTGGTTTATCAAATCAAGACTATGATTGGTCAAATTTACAAGCATATCTTTTATTTCAAAATGCATCTGTTCTAATGGATGAAACTAAATGTATTTATGGCGTTTTTAAAATTAAAAATATTTCTAATGACAAACAAACTCTATTTAGATTAAAAAATAATATAACTGGCAATTTTTTATCTGTAGATATTGTTGCTGATCAAATTATATATTCTATATCAAATAACTTGGTTGAACAAATTTTACATACAGAAGACATTGCTTCTGTTTCAAATAGTTTTATTGCAGGACTGGACTTGGAAAAATTTAAAACTTTTTATTCTGGATCTTTATCTGGATTTTTAGGAAATTTAGCAAACCTATCACTTTTTGTCGGAGGTAATGATAAACTACAAAATACTTTTACTGGAAATATTTATAGAATAGGTTTTGCAAACGCAAGAAATTTTAATAATTTGTTTTTTTATTTTAATCAAAATGGATTACCATTTCCACAAACTGAAACAACACAATTAGATGTAGCAGATTACTTTGTCAATCACTCAGCAAGTTATACATTAATTGCTAAAAATGTTTTAGGTGATTTTATTTTAGATATTGCAATTCAGGGGTATTGGGAAGATTATATCCCTCTTACATATTTTGCAAAATATATTCAACAATCAAACGGTAACTCTTACTATGATCTTGATATGTTACAGTTTAATATTAACTATCCAGCACCATCTAAATTTGCTGAAACAATCTCAACCCCAACAACTTGGAGTTATGAGCAACTACAACTTATGTATAGTTCTCCAACACAGAAACCATATAGTTTCTTAGACAATGAACTTTATACTGGATATAATAGTTATCAAGAGTTAAAAGATAAAACAACAAAAACTTATAATTATGATACTACTGGATCATTTTTAAAATCATACATAACATTTCAATATATATCAGAAGGCTCTAATAATGAAGATTTATTTTATACGCAAATTGAAAAGGCTGGCAAAAATGGAATTATTGTTCCAGGCTCTAATTGGCTAAAAACAAAATATGAAGTTGTTGATAATATGATTATCTATCCACCTGCTGATACTGATTTTAATTTATTATCACTTGTAGTACATATGTATATAAATGTTGATGGAATTTTTTCAAGTCCTTTAGCAGTTAAACAATTACAGATTGCGTCACAAGCATTTAATGAAAATAGTTTTAATCCAATTGGAACAAAACTTGGTATTGACATGTACCCATATAAAAAGACTGGGGTATATTATGATTATAAAAGCCACAACCCATTTAGCATTTATAAAGGAAGTACGCCTTATTTACATTTAACAAAAAATTCTGGAATAAGAATTCGTGGAGACTTTTTGCCATATGAAGATAGAGGAATCTCAATTCCAATAAATACAAATAAAGCCAATAATTATGAAATTATGGCAATGCAGATGTGTATAAAATACGATGAAGATTTTTTTACATATACTCCAATCAAGGCATTTGAGATAATTAATGGAACAAGAACTTTAGAATTTTATTTGGTTGCTAATCAAAAAAATGGAAAACGAGCAAGAATTTATGCAATTGATAAGGATACTGGACAAGTACAAAACGGAATAGGATTTTATCTAAACGGGAATATGGTTAATGATCCTGTTATCACAGTTAAAGAATGGGCATTTGTTGGAATCTCTTTTTCAAGCCTAATTAACTTTGATAACTATACAGGAAGATTAAATTTAACTGGACCACTTTCGTTCAATAATATTTCTTATTATCAATCAACCAAATTAACACAAATTAACAAACAGACAAAACGCCCTTGGTATAGAGTAAAGAGCGGTGTAGATATAACCTATGACTGGCTATTCTGGGATAAGTTTTATAGTTGGGATGGGGTTTTGGTTATTGCATCCCAAAGTGTATATGGAGCAGATCTGGCTGGAATTTATAGGTCATATATGGGAACTGAGAAGATTATTGTAGATGATGATACTTCTTTGGTTATGACTGGTTACAACTACCCTATTTCTACAGACATAACTTGGCGTTCTCCAGTACAAACATCCTGATATATGGTATACTTATGGTTATGAATATGCCAAATCCAAAACAAAAAAAGAAAAACTTGCCTAAAATGAAGGGGCAGGTCGGAGAATCTCGTGTAAAGGTTATCGAAAAGCACTATGATTGGGGCCTTTATGTTTATAAAAAGGCTGATGGAAAATGGTTTACAGATGGTACAGGATCAGTGCTGAATATTGAATCTATGAAGGGCGATATTGCTCAGATTGCTAAACTCAGAGATGCTGCAAAATATTATGGTGATGATGGTTTAGGCGATTGTATTTTTGTTCCAGGTTTGACAAGAATTACAGAAGAAGAATATTCAGAACAAAAGCAAAGATTGGCAGAAGGACTTATTCCTTCTATGAACGATTTGGGTGCTTGGAAGGCTGCTCAAGATACTTACAACAAATATGGAAGTGATGACTAATGTCTGAAGATAGATCTCAAAACATTCGAATTAGTTTGGATGAGCCAATTAAACAAGATGATATTTTTAAAGCACAAGACCCATTCAATAAAACTTGGGATGAATTAAAAAATCTTGATGGCCTAGATACAAACTTTAAGCGTAGAACAAGTAGAATGGTTAAGGTTGATGCAAGTCAACAATATATTGATAGTTCAAGAGCAGAGAGCACAGGTCTTGATGGGGCCAGATCAAAAGAAATTAACCCTGGACTTATTTATAGAAATGGTTATGGACTTTTTGATGTAATCACCCCGCCTTGGAATTTGTATGAACTTGCTAACTATTATGACACTTCTTTTGCTAACCATGCAGCAATTGATGCAAAAGTAGAAAACATTGTTGGACTTGGATATGACTTTGAGGTTTCTCCAAGAACAATGCTTAAGTTAGAATCTTCAACTGATTCGGGTGCAACAGAACGAGCACGTAAAAGAATTGAAAGAGCAAAAATTGAATTGCGTGATTGGCTTGAATCACTAAATAGTGACGATGCATTTACCACAACCATGGAAAAAGTTTTTACAGATTTGCAAGCAACTGGAAATGGTTATTTGGAAATCGGAAGAACTGTACGTGGCGAGATTGGATATGTTGGACATATACCATCTACAACAATGCGTATTCGTCGTTTGCGTGATGGCTTTGTTCAAGTTATTGGAAACAAAGTTGTTTACTTCCGTAATTTTGGAGCAAAGAATCCAAATCCGCTAGGTACAGATCCAAGACCAAATGAGATTATTCACTTTGCAGAATATTCACCATTAAATACTTTTTATGGAGTTCCAGATATTTTATCTGCAATAAACTCACTTTATGGTGACGCATTGGCCTCACAATATAATATTGATTATTTTTCTAATAAAGCAACACCAAGATATGTTGTTACATTAAAGGGTGCAAAACTATCTGCCGAAGCAGAAGATAAAATGTTTAGATTCTTACAAACTGGACTTAAGGGGCAAAACCACAGAACACTTTACATCCCTCTTCCTGGAGATTCAGATAGCAATAAAGTTGATTTTAAAATGGAGCCAATTGAAAACGGAATTCAAGATGGTTCATTTAAAGAGTATCGCAAACAAAATCGTGATGATATTCTTGTAGCACATCAAGTGCCACTTTCAAAACTTGGGGGATCTGATTCATCTGCTATTGCAGCAGCACTTGCACAAGATAGAACCTTTAAAGAACAAGTTGCAAGACCAGCACAAAGAAACCTTGAAAAAATGATCAACAAGATCATTCATGAAAAAACAGATATTCTGGATTTTAAGTTTAATGAACTTACACTTACAGATGAGATTGCACAATCTCAAATTCTTGAGAGATATATTAAGACACAGGTTATGGTTCCAAATGAAGCAAGAACTATCCTAGGTCTTCCACATATTGAAGGGGGAGACGAGCCATTTCAGATGAAGCCACAAGATGTTGCCAACCAAACAACAAACCGTGCCGTAGATTCTGAACGAGTAAACAACCAGTCCGATGGACCAGCCACAGTTAGTGGAAGAAATCCAAAGGGCGAGGGAAGAGCATCTCAATAACTGAGATACTTTGAAAAAAGGCTCTATAATATATAATACGATGACTATATCAAAAGCCCATTGGAATTCTGAGGGTGACAACCTTCGCCTTTCCATGCCATTCAGCAAAGTTGATAAAGAGAGACGCATTGTCTCTGGTTTTGCATCATTAGATAATATTGATAAACAAGATGATATCGTAACTGCAGAAGCATCAATGGATGCGTTTGCAAGATTCCGTGGTAACATCCGTGAAATGCATCAACCACTTGCAGTGGGTAAGATGGTTAACTTCAAGGCTGAAAAATACTTTGATCCAGAATCAAAAAAGTTTTATAACGGTGTTTATGTTTCTGCCTATGTTTCAAAAGGTGCACAAGATACTTGGGAAAAGGTTCTAGATGGAACTCTTCAGGGTTTTTCTATTGGTGGACGAATGAATAAATGGGACGATGGATATGATGAAAAGTCAGATAAAACAATTAGAATTATTAAGCAGTATGATCTTGTTGAGTTGAGTCTTGTAGATTCCCCAGCAAATCAATTTGCTAATATCGTTTCAGTAGAAAAGGTTGATGGCGTTTCAGTTGTCAAGGGTGATGAAACAGTATTAGAGAATGTTTTTTATGATAAGGAATCAGGCCTTGTCATGGTTTCAGAAAATGAATCAGAGGTTAGCCCAACTACTGGAGAAGCCATGCAAAACATAGGGTTCGTTGAAAAAACGGATAATGAAAAGGTAAATATGATAAAGTTCTTAGTTGATAGTGCTAAAGGCATTAATACTTCTAAGATTAACAAGGATGTAAATCCTATGACAGAAAAGACAAATACAGTTGCCGAAGTTCTTGAAACAGAAGTAATTGCAGAAGTAACAAAGTCAGAGGTCGCTCCAGAGGCAGAGTCAGCAGAAAATGAAGCATCTAAGGCCATGAAAAGCCCAGTAAAAGATGAAGCAGAATCTGCTGCAGAAGCAGCAAAAGAAACTCCAGCAGATGAAGAAGCAGAAGCAAAAAAGGCTATGAAGCCAGTTGCAGATGAAGAAGAATCTGCTGCAGAAGCCGCTGCAGAAACTCCAGCAGATGAAGAAGCAGAGGCCAAGAAGCCAATGTCTCCTAAGTCAGATGAAGTAATTGTAGAGTCACTTGCAGAAATCAAGAACACTCTAACATCAGCCTTTAGCGATCTAGTATCAACAGTAAAGTCTTTGCAGGCAGAAGTAGAAATGCTTAAGTCTTCAAAGGTTGATGTCGATACAGCAAAAAATTCATTCGAAGCAGTTGCAAAAGATATTGCATCAGCAAGAGAAGAATTTGATAAGTTTGGTAAGCGTGTAGATGCTGTAGAAGCAGATACTGCTTTCCGAAAGTCTGGCGATCTCGGCGAGATTGTTCAGGATCAACCTGAAATGGTTGAAAAATCCCTATGGGGCGGACGTTTCCTCAAAACAGCCGATCTATTAAATTAGAAAATCACTAGGAGGTGACAATATGTCGGAACAAGAAATAATCAAGAACCAACCAGGTACCACAGGTACTGGTCACATTGGTGGAACTGAGCCAGGCCTTTACCAAGGTCAGGGTGCGTTCGCATCAGGTTCATCTGCTGGCGTAAATATCCCAGGAAACTACCATACAGGTGGCGTACTTGGAAATATCCCAGCAGTAAACTTGGGCACAACAGATGGCCCAAATGCAGTAAACCCTTCAGGTGAGGCTGGATCAGGTATCCTTCGCCCAGAGCAAGCACGTCGTTTTATCGACTACGTGTGGGATGCAACCATTCTCGCCCAAGATGGCCGTCGTGTTACTATGAGAGCCAATACAATGGAACTCGAAAAGGTAAACGTCGGAGAGCGTGTTATCCGTGCAGCAGCACAAGCACTCGGAGATTACACAAACGCAGGAGCAACTTTCTCAAAGGTTGAATTGACTACAAAGAAGATTCGTCTTGACTGGGAAGTCACTGCAGAAGCACTAGAAGATAACATCGAAGGTGCAGCACTTGAAGATCACGTAGTTCGTTTGATGACAAACGCTTTCGGTAACGATATCGAAGACCTTGCAATCAACGGTACAGGTGATTCAAATGATGGCGTATTCCTCGGAATCATGAACGGTTTCGTAAACCGTGTCAAGAACGATGGAGACGCACACGAAGCAGTAGTTACAGTTACAAATAATAACTGGACAACTGATGCAATGCAGAAGATTATTCTTGCAATGCCTCGTAAGTACCGTGCACTTAAGTCTAACCTTAAGTTCTACGCAGGTACAGATGCATTCCAAGGAATCATCAAGAACAACGGTACACTTGCAGACGCAATTGCTGAAGCATTCGCTGGTACACCAGCAGGTACCCCTGCAAACCGTCAAGCATACCTTGATGGTACAGCACAGACATTTGGTGGAGCACGTACAACTCGTGTTCTCGGTGTCGATGTGCAAGAAGTTCCTTACTACCCTGCAGGATATGTCGACTTGACATTCCCACAGAACCGTGTATGGGGCTTCCAGCGTGACATCACTGTTAACCGTGAATACAAGCCAAAGAAGGATACTGTAGAATACACAGTCTTCGTTCGCTTTGGTATTCAATGGGAAGAACAAGATGCCATTGCATGGGCAGATGCTGCTGCAGACGCATAATCTGTAATCAGTAAAATTTAGGGGGAGTGGGAGTTAATTCTCCTGCTCCCCTTATAACTTATAATGATATAATACTATAGGAGGTAATCATGGAAAATGTAAATAATCCAGTTGAAGAAACCAAGATTGATGCACCAGCAGAAATTGTTGAGGCTCCAAAGGCAGAGGAAGTAACTCCAGAACCAGCAAAGGTTGAAGAGGCTCCAAAGGCTGAAGAAGCACCAAAGACACCAGATGCAATTGGAACATATAATTTGGCAAGATCAACACAAGAAGTACAAGCCGTAGGTCCAGTATCTAACGGTGCTATTGGTACAACTACTGCACCAAAGCCTACTCCAAGAGAAAAGGCTCCAGCAGCAAAGAAAGATACTAATGAAACAGTTGCAATTCACTCATCTAAAAATGTTACTTGGGAAGGTGTTGGCAAGGTATACCGTGGATACAATATTGTATCTAAGGAGGCTGCTGAAAAGTGGCTTACCCGTCCACATACTCGTCTAGCAACACCAGAAGAAGTTGCAGCAGAATTCGGTAAGTAATAGATGGAAGTATTGAGAGTTCCACCTTATCCTATTACGACGTATTGGGATGTTTCATTACCTAATACAGACTATACTATTTATATAGAGGATTTGGTGGACCACTCAACCGAAACAATTCCAGTAACATCAACTGCTGAATCAAAAATTGAATACACATTGCCAAGAAGCAGAATTCTTTTTGATAGAGAATTTCTTTTTAGAGTTTATACTTTAAGCGGAGAAATTGAAGTTGATGATAATTTAACAATTTTAAGACCCTATGTGGATCCTTCCACTTTAGCAACAACAGCCAGTGAGATACAAGAATATAAATATTTAGAACTTCTTTCTCGATCTATGATTGATACAGTTATTCAAGAAGGATTTTATAATCGAAAAATGATTATTCAAACTACTGGACAAGGAACAGATTATTTTTCAGTATGGAAATATGTAAATAGAATTTTAAAGGTATATGAAAACAATGTTCTTGTATATGATGTAGATACTCCAGAAACAAATATTTATGATTATGTAATCACTTTGGATAACTCTGCAATTCAAAGAGTAATTATTGATCCATATGATAGAGCAGAGCAAACTCCTCCAAACCTTCCTGTGGCACGAGGGGATTTAGGATATTATGGATACCAATCAGTTGCTTTCCCAAACGGATATGATTATACATTTATTGTAGATGGTGGATATAAAGCAATTCCAGCAGATGTAGAACTTGCTACAAAACTTTTAATTGAAGATTTTAAATGTGGAAAGTTAGATTACTATAAGAGATATGTAACATCTTACAATACGGATCAGTATAAAGTTCAATTTGATAAAAGTATTTTGCAAAGAACTGGAAACCTTGTTGTTGATACAATCTTAGATAAATACTCAAACAATCTAATTAAACCAGGGTTGATTTAATGATATGCGAAGAACCAGATTTTGTATTTCCAATGCAAGCGGATGTTTATTATCCAATTGTTGAACAAGGTGCTTACGGAAATATTAAAAAACAATGGATTCATAACAAAACAATTGCTTGTCATTTTTCTGCAGCGGGACTGAAAGCAAAAGAAGAAGTAAATCCTAACCCAACTATCACATTAGATTCAACCATGATTGGAAGGATCAAGACTGATATTAGAATATCAAATTTAGAATCTGGAAACTCTCTTACAAACGTAATTATTACAAATATTCGTGATAGAGATTGCAATGAACTTTACATAGAAACTGCAGGTCCCCGTGCTGGCAAGTCTACTATTTTTGAAGTTGCAACGCAAGAACCTTTTACTGGATTATTTGGAAGTGTAGAACACTACAAACTTGTCATTCGTAGATCTGAAAACCAAGGAGTTGATGTATGATCGCTGTACGGTTTGATAATAAAATATTTCAAAAGCAAATGGATAATCTAATTGCTTACTCAGAAGGATTTTTAGAGGGTATTCAGATGGGTAAACAAGAACTATATCAAGTACTTGGATCAGAGATTGTTGACATGGTTTACAAATATATTGATGCTAATGCCCGTATTAGTCCTCAAACACTTCATCACGTATATGAGTGGTATAGTACTGGTAGCCCAGACGCAAGACTATTTGATATTAACTATTCTATCAATACAAAAGGCATTAGTTTGACAAGTCAACTAAATCAATCACAGTCAATTCAAAATGGGTCAAATACACCATTTTATAATAAAGCAAGTGTTATGGAAAGTGGAATGGCAGTAGTTATTAAACCAAGAAATTCTAAGGTTTTGCATTTTATGGATAATGGCGAAGAAGTATTTACTCCAGATCCAGTAGTAGTAGAAAATCCTGGAGGTCAAACCGCAGGTCAATTTACTCAGGCATTAGATTCATTTTTTGGATCTTATTTTAAACAATCATTTTTGCGTACCTCTGGTTTAGAAAAATATTTTAAAGAAATTAAAACATATAAACAAGATTTGCCCAAAGGTATTAAAAGCGGAAGATCACAAGGCGTAGAATCTGGATTTAAATGGGTAGCATCAGCAAGGGGGCTTAAGTAATGGCAGTGCAGCATCCACCAACATTTATTAATGCATATTTATCTGAAAAGATACCTGGTGAACTTCCTAATCATTTTAAAACTGGACAGATGGGGTTTTTCCCAACAACTCCTACAGATATTACTGCTTTAACAGAAACATTTCCACAGGCTCAAGATGAAGTATTTGCCGTCTATGATCGAATGCTTAAGATGAGAAGAATGCCTTTCCCACATGTCAAGTCAGAACAACTTCTATACTATTTTTATAAAATGGCAGGGGATCCAGTAGCACTTATCGAAACAACGCAAATAGTCCAAGACTTACTAGATAGAGAAGATGAGTCTGCTGAGGAAGTCAATCAGTGGATTAAACAAAAGCAGGCTTCTAATAACCCCTTAAGAGATGATAATGGCGTCATATTGCCAAGACCTTTTTTTCATAGATTTAAAATTTACCAACTTCAAGAAACCCGTGATATCGTCAACTTTGGAACAGCCAGAACTTACGCTGGTAACAAGATCATCATTGACTACGATTGGCATCAGTCCTAATGATTAAAAAGGCTGTTATACTTATACTTGAGGAAACAGCCCTTATTTCAATACAGAAAAAAGAGGTGAAAAATTATGGCATATACCCGTGGTAGCAACGCCAACATTATCGTTGGTGCAGCAGCCCTCTTCACATATGAAGGTGGCACACTCACAAACGCAGATCTACCAGCATTTGAAAATGCAAAGTCTTTTAAAGATTCTTTGACTTCAGATTCTGATTTCCGCAATGTCGGTTATACAACCAATGGTTTGGAACTTGACTTCCAGCCAACATTTGGTGAAGTAACTGTCGACCAGGTACTTGACGTAGCGAAGTTGTTCAAGCAAGGTATGAAAGTTAACCTTAAGACAACATTCGTTGAGTCAACACTTGAAAATCTTCTCTTTGCCCTTGCAGGCAAGGATGCAGATCTAGCAACAGTCGCATCTAACCCAACCCTTAATCTTTCTGCTGGAGACATCGGCGAATGCCCTGTTGAACGTGGTTTGGTTGCAGTTGGTCCAGGTACAGGTGACTGTGCAGTAGGTTCTAGTTTGGAAAGAATTTATGTTGCATATCGTGCACTCTCAATTGAGAATGTTACAGTAGCAGCAAAGCGTGATGCAGCGACAGAGTTCGCAGTTTCATTCCGTCTTCTTCCAAATGACTCTGCTTCATATGGTAAGATCGTTGATCGCACCATCCCAGCAGTCTAATAACAACTTAATATATAGGAATACCTCGCTTCGGCGGGGTATTTCTTTTTTTGGTATACTATATTAATGGCTACTAAAGTATATGATGTTGCATATATAACATTATTAAATAATGATCAAATAGAAGCCACTCCCTTAAAAATAAAATATCTTAGAGAGTTTATGGTTGCTTTTGAAGATGTTAAAAATGGTGGCGGTGGAGATATTGAAGCAATGACTCGTTTGGCTAAATGTGCTGCCATTGCAATGAAACAATATTATCCAAAAGTTAAAAGAATCGATGAAGTAGAAGATCTACTTAACATGCCAATTATTTATGAGATTATTAATGTGGCTGCTGGAATTAAAATTAATAAAGAATCTGACGAACCAGTTAAAAAACAAGCCGTTGAAAGTGGTTCATCTTGGGATGATTTAGATTTAGCAAAAATTGAATCTGAGGTTTTTTTGCTGGGGATTTGGAAAGACTATGAAGAACTGGAAAGATCTATGTCAATGCCAGAGATACTTGCAACTCTTAGCGTAAAAAGAGAATTAGATTATGAAGAGAAAAAGTTTTTGGCAGCAATGCAAGGTGTTAATTTAGATGAACAAACAGGAAAGAAAAATGAATGGGAAGAATTAAAGGCAAGAGTCTTTAGTAAAGGTCAAGCAACAGATGCAGATGATATTTTGGCATATCAAGGTTTTAATGCAGAGAAGGCTGGATTTGGAATTGGCATGGGCTTAGACTACGAAAAAGTAGAATAAAATACGTTTGTGCTATGGTATAATTAACTAACCAACTAATGGAGGAAATAATGGCAGAATCAACATCAAAGAAAACAATTACATTGTTTGATGGATCAACCGTAGAAGTACAACCACTTAAAATCTCACTACTAAGACCGTTCATGGAAAAGTTCCAAGAACTTCAAGGTGTAGCAGAAGATAACGCAAAGTCAATGGATGTTCTTGTAGAATGTGCACAAATTGCACTTAAGCAATATAAGCCAGAACTTGCAGCAGATAAGACAGTTTTGGAAGATAGTATCGATCTTCCAACAGTATATGCAATCATTGACGCAGCGTCAGGAATCCAACTTGCAGATGCTTCAGTATTTTTAAATAACTAAGATAAGGGGTGTTATGAGCAGTGTCAGATGTTAATGCTAATGTAGGAATACATTTTGACACCGCTAATGCCCTTGCACAACTAAGGCAACTTCAGGCTGGTCTTAGCAAATTTAATCAGTCCCTAACAGAGGGCAATGTTGCTGCTGCAAATGCACAAAAGGGCTTGAATGCCCAATTGATGCAGGCTATCAATTCAACAGGTAAATTTGTTGCAAGCCAAAAAACAATTGCAACAGGAACAACTGCTTTTACTGATGCACTTGAAAAGAATAAGTTTAGCATGCGAGAGTATGCTAGATTTACAGCAGCAGCAGCAACTCAAAACTCTAAAGTCTTTAGCAATATGTTTGCTCAAGAAAAAGACATCCTTAATAGAGCAGCCAAGGATAGAGTCAAGGCTCTTCAAACACAATACATTCAACTGCAAAATGCACAGGGTGAGTTTGTCAAGGTACTTCAAGTAGTACCAAAGCACCTTCAAACAATCAATGGTGAATTTTCTGATTATGCAACACGCATGCAGATGAATGCACAAAGACAACAATTCTTTAATAAGTTAATCCAGCAAGGATCAACAAACCTCTTAAACTTTGGTAAAAATACCCAGTGGGCAGGTCGTCAGTTGATGGTTGGTTTAACTATCCCACTAACGATTCTTGGCTCTACTGCATCTAAAACATTTACAGAAATGGAACAAGCCATAACTCGTTTGTCAAGAGTTTATGGCGACATGACAACAAGTCAAGGGGCTACAGATAAAGCAATTGCAGATATTAGAAGGCTTGGTGTTGAATTTACAAAGTGGGGCGTAAAGGTTGTTGATACAGTTAATATGGCTGCGGATGCAGCAGCAGCAGGTTTTTCAGGACAGGCATTAATTGATCAAGTAACAAATGCAACAAAACTTGCAGTACTTGGTCAAGTTTCACAACAAGACGCTTTACAAACAACGATTTCATTGCAAAATGCATTTGGTATTTCAAGTGATCAACTAGCAAAAAAGATTAACTTCTTAAACGCAGTAGAAAACCAAACGGTACTTTCTATTGAAGATATGACAACTGCTATTCCAAAAGCAGCACCAGTAGTTAAACAACTTGGTGGTAATGTTGAGGATCTTGCATTCTTCCTAACAGCAATGAAGGAAGGTGGAATTAATGCATCTGAAGGTGCTAACGCACTCAAATCTTCTCTTGCTTCTATGATTAATCCAAGTAAAAAAGCATCTGATATGCTTGCTGGATTTGGAATTAGTATTAAGGGAATTGTAGATGCAAATGCTGGAAACCTTAAGGGAACTGTTTATGGAATTGCAAAGGCATTAGATTCTATTGCTCCTCTTGATAGAGCAAGAGCAATTGAAACAATGTTTGGCAAGTTCCAGTTTGCTCGTGTTTCAACACTTTTGCAAAATATAGCAAAAGATGGAACACAGGCAAGTAAGGTTTTAGGACTTGCTGGGGCATCAACTGCTGAACTTGCAATTTTGTCACAACGAGAACTTGGCAAGGTTGAAAATATGACAAGTACTAAGTTTGCAAAAAGCATGGAAAACCTTAAGCAAAAATTAGTACCACTTGGAGAAGCATTTTTAAAGGCTGCAACCCCAATTGTTAATTTTGTTTCTAAAATACTTGAAAGATTTAACAACCTTAGCGACGGAACAAAAAAGTTTGTAACAATGTTTATTGGTATTGTTGGAGGAATTGCTCCAGTTGTTCTCATGACATTTGGTCTTGTTGCTAATGGTGTTGCAAATATTATTAAATTTTTTGCAATGCTTCGTGGAGGAATGGCAAAACTTAATGGACAGAGTAATGTTCTTGGTGGAGGATTTGATTATCTTACACAGGCAGAAACAGAGCAGTTAGCACAATCTCATGCACTTCATGAATCACATAAACAGTTAATTTCTACATTTAATGTTGAAGCGGGATCTGTTAATCAATTAGCAACAGCGTATGGCAATGCAGCATCTCAAGCCAATGCACTTGCAATGTCCAGCCCAGGACTATTTAATATAAAGCCAGGAGCAAGGGGTGCCATGATTCCTGGATATGCGGATGGTGTTTACTCAGTTCCTGGTCCAAAGGGAGCAGGGGATGTTGTTCCAGCAATGCTTTCTCCAGGAGAAACAGTTGTTCCTGTTACACAAAGTAATAAGCATAGAGGACTACTTGCAGCAATTATTAATGATCAAATTCCAGGGTATTCAACTGGAAATCTAAAAGCAGAAACTCCAGCGTGGTTGAATAAAGAAAGAACTCGAATTGCTGGACTAGACGATAGAGAACTTATTGCTTATGCAAAAAGAGTTGGTTTGGATATTGCTGACACATCAAAGGCTGCATTAGAAAAAATTAGAGAAAACATTGCTTCAGAATTTGATAAAGTTGTTGCTGATACTCAAGCAAAATTTGGTAAAATTACTCAAACAGGAATTAAAGAAGTTGGCAAAAGTTATGATCCTGAAAAGGGTTATAGTCGTATGGGTGCATACTATCCAAAATATGATGAAAAATATGGTGCTTCTTTTGGTCACGTAGGACAAACAGAAAAAATGTCTGGAAGTAATCCACAAGGAATTCAACTTGTTGATAAGGCACAAAAACAACTAGATATTATTAATCAATATTATGCAAAATCTGGTCGTCAAACCCCAGATCTAAGAGTTGCAGATGCCTTTGGATTCTCAATGAAACAGTTTATTAATAGAGGCATGGCATCACAAGATCAGTCTGGTTTTGTTAAAGAGCACGGAATGTCAGTTGGCAAGGCGTTTGAGCAAGACTTTGCAAAAACTGGAACTGAAAAATGGCGAACAATGACAAACTTAGTTGGTGCAAATTTTGATCAACTTCAAGGACAAATTAAAATTTATGATGATGCACTTTTAAAGAAAGTTCAATCATGGAATGCTGATGTTAAAAACCAAGGTCAGCCTTTTACAGATGATATATTTAGATCACTTGAGGAAGAAGTTAGAGGAGATATTGCTTCACTAATTCCAGATTTTCAGCAAGTTATTAGACAAGCAAAACAAAGCATTACAGCAGTAAGAATTTCTGTAAAAGATGCAGACCTTCCTGGCATTAATGCAGATCTTAAAGCAGCGGGTGCTGGAACAATTGGGACTGAAGCAAGTAATGCAAAACTATTAAACAGTGAGGCAAGAGGAAAATCTGGAGTAGTAGGACAAAAAATTGGCAGTGATTTAATTGATGGAATTAATTCTTCTGAAGGAATTGATGCAAGATCACCATCTCGAAAGGCTCGTAAGGCTGGTAAAAATGTAGCACTTGGTCTTGAGATTGGAATGAAAGAAGGTCAGGCTCAAGTATCAATGCAAGCCAAGAAACTTGGTGACTCAGCAGCAGGAGGAATAGATAAATCAAATCTTGCTAAGTATGAAGATATGAAAACTGACCCAGCCATGCGTCAAACTCAAAAGAGTATTGATAGACATTATAGAAAACTTTATGGGGCAAATAGTGGAAGTGTTGAGTCTAGCAGTCTTAGTGCATCTATTTCAATTCCAGCAAGCAGACTAAAGGAAGCATTAAATAATGCAGCAGCAAATAAAGTTGCAGAAGAGTCTGCCAAGCAAGCAGCAAAGGCTAGTCATGAAAAGGCTAAAGCAGATAAGGCTGCAGCATCTGCTTCTGAAATGGCAACAAAGGCTTCAAAGGCTGCTGCTGATGCAGCAAAGAAAGATCCTTTTGCAAAGATAACGCACCAGATGAATGCATCTTTTGATGCCCTTGCAATAAAAGAAGAAGAATTATTTAATGCTGCAAAACAAAAAATGGAGATAGCACTTCAAGAACTTAAGGGTGGAAAAACTTCTGCAATTGAAGATGTTAACACACAAACGCAGGCAAGACTAAAAGACACCAGACTTAATAAAGAGGATGCACTAAAAGAAGCATCTAAATATATTAACACCGAAAAAGAAGGTGTGGTTATTGATCCAGATACTGGAACTCCATATACTAAAAAACAATATGACCAAATGAAGCGTGGAATGCGTAAAGAAAAGGTTGGTAAGTTTTCTGGTAAAGCAGCAGGAGCACTTGGTGTTGCAACAATGGTTGCTGGAGCAATGGGGGCACCTCCTCAAGTAACAGCAGCATTGGGAACAGCATCAACTGTTGCATCAATGGCTCCAATGCTTGCTGGACTAACAGGGCCTCAAGGAATTGTTGTAGCACTTGGAGCAGCAGCAGTGGGACTCTATATGTGGAATCGACACCTTAAAGCATCGGATGCTGCCCAAGCAAAATACGTTTTGTCAATTTCTGCAACTACAGATAAAATGCAAAAAATTGGTGAAATCAACGGCAAGGTCGGAGCATCTCAATTAGCACAAAAGAATAGATCTCTTGGATTATTTAATGACTACAATGATACAAATAGAGCAGGCACATCTTACGGAAATAACTTCTTAACCAATGATGCTGGCAAGAATATGTCTCAATCTTTTATTGACAATATGAAAAAAGTTGGTGCACCAGAAGCAGCAAAGGCAGTATCGTTAGAATTAGCATCTTATATTTCAGATGGTGTTATGACTGCAGAGCAAGCAAATAGCATTGCTCAGGCAATTGGAAATAAATTAGGAAATGCAACATATACTGCAAATATTCAGGGTCAATTAAGAATGCTTGTAGGGCCAAATGGAGAAGACATTCTAAAGGATCCTATTAAAGCAAGAATGAATATTGTTGATGTGTCTGCAAATAGAAGCAATGTAGTTATGCAATCAATGGCAGATGCTAAGGCTAAGGGTAATAGTGGAAGAAATGAAGCAGCACAACTTGCTGCATATGATCAAAATACTGTAGCAATTGCACAAGCACAGGCAGAGGCTGTACAAAAAATGTATGACGATCAAAAGCGTGGACTTGAAGCAGAACTCGCAGCAACAACAAATAAGCAAAAGCAGTTAGAGATTCAAGGAAAACTATCTGCATTAATTACACAGGCAACTGCAGATGAAATTAAAATGAATCAACTAGTTGGACAACAGGTTGATCGATCTTTAAACAACTTTAAAAATGTTGTTCAACCTGGAGGAACAGGACAAGAAGATGCATACTTTAATTCATTAAAGAGTCAAGTTAAAGATAAATATGCAAATACAGAATATAAAACAATGTCTGAAGATGTTCTTTCAAGAACAGCAAAAGTTTCTGATGACCATACAAAACAAGGCTTCAAAACATTTAAAGAAGGTCAAGCATTTGAAGTAAGAATGGATCTCATGATGGCTAATGGCCAACTCAATCCAGGGCAAGCAAAGGCAATGCTTGATATGTTTGATGGAAATCTTAAAGCACTGGATACTGTTTTAGATATTGGGGTTAAAACTCACGGTGCTGCTAAAATTGCTGATCTTCAAGGAATGTTATCTGTTGGCAAAAATAAAACACAAACACAACAAATTATGCTTACTGTTTCAAAAAGACAGCCAGCAGATTTTGATAAGTTTTCTAAAGCACTTGCATCAATGCAGGCATTAGATGGTAATGAGATTAATATGCAGGTTGCTGTTGATACTCTTGGTCAAAAAGGTCTTGACAAACTTGCTAAAGATTTGGATGCTATTGAAAAAATTGATACACCAATAACAAAAGAAGTAATTGCAAAATTTGTATCAGATCATAAAGACATGCCTGGAATGACAGCATCTGGAATGGATGCTTTAACATCTCAATGGAAAGAATGGGATAAACTTCCAGATGCAATTAAAAAAGAAGCAATGTCTAAATATCAAACAATATATGAAACTACATTTAAAGATGAAGCAGCACGACTTAAGTTTATGGATGATTATGCAAAAAAGAAAGCAAATGAAGCATCCAATAATGGTAAAAATAATCAACTCTATACAAATACATATACCACAGTTTATCAATCTTTAGTAAAGGGTGGTGCTGCAGGAGTTGCAGAACTCGCAGCAGCAGAAGGATCACATACTTATATTGGTGATAAACCAACCCTTTCATCTTTAGACGGAAACTCAAAGAATGGTGGAGGAACTGGCAATAGAGATACTACTTTTGATGATATTAATAGAAGATTAAGAGATTTTAGAAATAATGCTATTAGTGCCCAAGGAGGATACAATGAGTTGTTAAAGGCTCTTGCATCTAAGGGTCCAAAGGCTGTACTTGATCAGTTTAAGGGTATTAATGAACAACTTCGAGCATTGGGTTCAAACCAACAATTTATTGATTTTATTTCTGGACTAGATCCAGCACAACTCTCTAAGTTTGGAACTACTGCTAAAAAAGCGGGAAGCATTAAGTATAAAGATCCAACTACTGGTAAAACAGTTACACAAAAATATGCTGCTGGAGACTTTGTATTAACACAAAAAGGTTATAACACTCAAAAGGGATTAGAGCAGGCTATTTCTGGTGAGTATAACGATACACAACAAAAAGAAATTCAAATTGAAAAAGACAAGGTAGCAGCACGAGCCAGACTTCTTAAAATGGGTATGGACATGGTTACAGTTGAGCAAACCATCGCTGATGAAAATATGGCTAACCTTGTTGCTAATAATAAGATTAGTGATGCTCAAATTAAAATTAATGCAGCACTTAAGCAACAGGCTGAACTAAGAAAACTTGCTGCACAACTTAACGATCCAATGTCTGCTGGTTCTAATATTATGGCTGCTGCTAAGGCTGCTATGGATATTCTTGATTCAAAGAAGCAGGCTAATGAGCACCTCATTGCTGGAGAACAAGGTCATAACTTTGCACAATTAACAACAATGATTGATGAAGAAGGAGCAAGAGCCAAGGTACTTCAAGATCAAATTAACCAAACTCAATCACGTATTCAAGATCTTCAATATGCTGTAGATAAGGCAAATAGAGATGTAGAGACAAATTATACAAGACCGATTGACGCATTTAATAAAAAAATTGCAGCAATTCAACGTAATATTGAAATGCAGTTTACTAGACCAATACAATCTTTGCAAGATGAATCATCTGTATTATCGCATGACCTAGATGTAATGAATCACTCTGCAGAAGCAATTAACAAAAAATATGATGACCAAGTAACAGCCCTAAATGAAGTTCAAAAGATTAATGATCAAATTATTAATCAACAAAAGCAACAACTTGGTTTGGCAGATGCACTTTCACAAGGTGATATTTCTGCAGCAGCCAAGGCTGTTCAAGAAATGCGTGGATCTAATGCAGCAGCATATGGACAATCAATGCAAGATGCTATTGCTAAGGCTAGAGAAAATGAAATTAATAATCTTAAGGGTGGGGTAAGTGGACTTACTAAAGATCAAATTGCAGAAAAACAATATCAAAATAATCAAAAGATTTATGATCTTGGATTAGAACAAGCAAAACTTGAAAAAGAAATTTTGGGATATCAAGATCAAGTATATACTCTTGAGCAAGCCAAGCAAACAGCCTTAGATGCGATTCAAAAACAAACAGATGCAATTGCTGCTATTCAAAATGGTGAACTTTTAACACAAGAAAAATCGTTAAAAGTTATTAATGATAAAATTCTTACATATCAACTAGAACAAGATAAATTGGCAATTGTTCTTGACACTATGGATAAGCAGGCAACAGTTCAAGGAAGAACAAGATCAGAATGGGAAGCAGCATATGCTGCAGCAGATGCACAAGATAAACTGCTTAAGGGCGAAATGGCTAAATCATTGGCTGCTACTGCAAATGCTGTAGGTGCAATTAATGGTGGCTGGGGTTCAGTTTCATCAACTATGGATGCTGTTATTGCAAAGGCTAAAGAATATGCTGCACTTCTTACCATGAACAACTTGGCAACAGGTGGAACAAAGGGTACTGCTTTATCTGCAGTTGATTTTAGTAATGCAGCATCACCAATTATTGATGCAGCAGCAAAACAAGTTGCAGGAATTAAAAATATTGATACACTTGCTGGATCAAATGCTGCAGATGCAATTGCTCAAAAAGCCATTACTGCTTTGACCGTTGCAAATAATGGCGTTCAACTAACTGGACAAGAAGTGGTATCTTCTAGAAAAGCAATTTTAGGTTACCTTAATACTGGCGGATTAGTTCCACAATATTTTGCAGCAGGTGGGTATGCTCGTGGAGCAGATACAATTCCAGCAATGCTTACACCAGGTGAATTTATTATGAGCAAATATGCTGTCAATACTCATGGAGTAGATACACTAAGAGCCATAAATTCTGGAGCAGAACTTGGCGACTCAGTGTATAATTATAACTTGAATGTAAATGTTAAATCTGATGCAAATCCAGATGAAATTGCACGAACAATTATGTCACAAATTAAACAAATTGATTCACAAAGAATTAGGGGGAACAGACTATAATGGCAAATACCGCAGCATATATGGCAGGTAGAAAAAAGTATGGTCGTCCACAGGCTGCTCTTTGGGCTGATAATCCAGGAACCCTAGTTAACTCAGATCCAGCCAATTCTAACTCCCCCAAGATCTTTGTACCAGCAGGGACTGAAATAGGCTCAGATCAAAGCCTAGAGACCAATACGACCCTTCAGAATTCCTTCATCATACTTTCAGATCACAATAGAAGTGATATTTCTGTATCACCAATGCGTATTGAAAAAAGAGAAAGAACGATTAATGGTAGGATGCGTTCATACCATGTTGCTGATAAATTAAAGTTTGATATTACGTGGACAAACCTTCCATCTAGATCTCATTCAGGTTCTCCCAATTTTAATTCATCTGGTGTATCTGCTTTAGAGGGAACTGCTGGAGAGTACACAGTAGATGGTGGTGCTGGTGGAAATGAACTATTAGATTGGTATGAAAGCCATCAAGGTTCTTTTTGGATGTACTTGGCATACGATAAATATAAAGAATTTAAAAATACAGATAATCCTTACGGACACTTACATCAATATAATCAGATTGTAGAAGTTTATTTTGCTGATTTTAAATATTCAATTTCCAAAAGAGGAAAAGATAATTTTGATTTTTGGACAGTGAGTGTTTCTCTGGAAGAGGCATAATGTTTGAAAATTCAGCACTTCAAAATCATTTAGAAAACTCATCTGTTGTAAAAACACAGTCTTTTATTACGGCTGAATGGAACCTAAATATTCCAGGGAATATTGATAGTGTAGGAAACTACAGATATAGAAGTGCTGATAATACCTCTCCATATCAAAAACTCCCATATACATTTGATCCAAATGATTCTGGCAACTATTACACTAATGCAACTGAAGCAGATATCACTATTGATGGTGGATATTCAGACTTAGATCAACCATTTAGTCTTACCGTTCAAAATGAAAAAATTGGTTTGTTATATTCTTTGGAAGACTGTTTAAAGCCATTCAGACCAAGATCTGGAATCAATAAAGCAAGATATATGCCAGGACAATATTTACATCATGTCAATCAAGATATGGCAAAAAGACCAAGATATTATATGCCAGACAAAGATGATAACTTTAAGTATTGGACATCATATAGAAAAGAAAAGAATTCTATTAATGGAAAAACTGAAGAACTTGGCATATCTTTCCTAGACTCTACATCAAATGATTATTTAATTTATGATGCAGCCCCATATGTTATTTATAAAGAAGCAATACCAACAAATAAAATTGTAATCAAAATGCAAACCCATGCAGGTAATAAAAATCTTGGGCCGTTTAAACTTGTTGATAAAACTGTAGCAGATCCATTATTTGGAGATTCTAATAAATCAATTCCAGTTAAATGGAAAATTCAATATATGTTAAATAATAGTTGGATAGACGCTATTAAATTTGATAAAAATTCTACTCGACTAGATGGAACACCAGTTATTAAGTCAGATGGATATGTTGAAATTGGATATGGACTTAAGATACCATCAAGGTATCAAGATATCTTTATTCATGCTGAAACTATTAGATCAATTACTCAGTTGCCATCTGAAGCAATAGAAGGTTATGCATACCTTTTGGTTGAGAGTGATGGCCAACTCGGAAAGTATTATATTTGGACTAATGGACTTTATGAAGAATTTTATCCTTCGTATGGTTGGTCTCTTCAAGAAGAACAAGTAAATAGCCAAACAAATTTTGTAACTGATTTCACTTCACCATCGTCATATGCTAGACTATCTGCTTCATCTAAAAAGTATAGAGAGTTTGAATATATTCAAGGCATTAGAGTTGTAGCAGAAACAATGAATAAAGAAAATGCACAACTTGAAATAATTGAAATATCCCCAAGACTTTCTGCTGACATATCTGACAAAGTTGTTAATTATTCAGTAAAAAAGAATGCATCTGATCTTGGCTTAAGCGGATTGCCAGTAGGACAACTTCTTGCTTCTAATGGAACTATGACGGTCTTTGACTATGATAATTCTTTTTCTGCAAATAATAAAGATAGTATTATTTCTTCATATTTAAATAGTCATATTCAGTTTAAATTTTATAATGCAACCATTGATGTCAAAGGAACAAACTATTTTATTCCTGTCAAGACAATGTACTCTGATGGATTTCCAAAGTATGATATGGAAGGTCGTAAAGTATCTATTGATATGAGAGACCTTTATTTTTATTTTGAATCAATGACGGCCCCACAAATATTATTTAAAGATGCATCTTTAAGTTCTGCAGTATCATTGTTATTAGACTCAATTGGTTTTTCAAATTATGTATTTAAAAGAATAGATAGCAAGCCAGAATTAACTATTCCATATTTCTTTATTCAACCAGATGTTACTATTGCAGAAGTATTGCAAAAAATTGCTATTTCAACTCAAACAGCAATGTTTTTTGATGAATATAATAATTTTGTTATGATGACACGAGATTATATGATGGCTTCAGAATCTGAAAGACCAGCAGTTATTACTTTGTCTGAATCAAAAAATATTTTATCTATTGCATCTCAAGATACACAGGTTTATAATGGCGGAGTAATTAATTATGATACAAGATATGTACAAAGAACTTATGGCTCAATTAGTCAAGCCAGCCTCATTGATAAAGAAAAGACTTGGATTTATAAGCCAGTTTTGCTTTGGGAAGTTGCGGGAACAGAAAATACAAAATCTATTAATAGCCAAGTTGCTAACCAATCAACCTATATGCTTAGTGCTATTCCATTAAACTCTGATCTATCTAATGAAGTTCCTTCCGTAGTTAATCATAAAATTACAAACAACATTATTGATTTCGGTGAAGGAATTTATTGGCTATCTAGGAATAATGGCTATTTTTATTCTAATGGAGAAATTATAAAATATGATGCTGCAGAGTATAGCGTTACCACGCCAATTTGGTATCCATCAGTTAATGGCGTTTTAGATCTTAAGAGTCCACTGATTGTTCCTGCTGGATCAACTGCCCCTGATGGATATGAAAAGGGAACAAACAATGTTTGGATTTCTTCAACACAAGATTATCAAAAGTACTTTGCATCACTTCCATTTAATGGAAAAATTTATCCTACAGGAAAACTAAGAATTTACTGTGAGCCAAAATATGAAACCATTGATGACGGGACTGGAAAACTAATAACAAGATTAAAAAATGGTGCAGTAGAAAAACATGGAAGAGCACAGTTTGGAACAGCAATCCAAACTCATTATGCTGGGCTAAATCCTTATTGGTCAAACAATGATAATGTTCGTGGATGCAATATGAATTCAGATTATTTATTTAAAAATACATTAACCCCAATCAGTACTGTGATTGGAACTGCTGGAGTAGATAATGTTACTGCTCAAAAATCTACACGTAATGGTATTATTAAAAACTTTATGTCTTCAACATTTATTCGTGAGGCAGATATTACTGCAAAGAAATCTGTTACATCTGGAACAATTCAATCTTCTGCACTAGTTGTAAATGGTCCATCATTTGACACTGGAACAAATGCAATTAACTTTATATCATATGTTTACAAACCACTATCTGATAAGTTTAAGCATTTTGGAACTCGAATGAGAATTGTGGGAAAGATTGAAAACGGAACAACAAAAGATCAAAGCCCACAAGGTGGTGTTATTTATTATACTGTTCCAGGAATTACTCCAGATCAAAATATTGGAATTTCTGGTGGTTCTGGCGGATTAGGAGTTCTTCTTAATCCATTAACAAATGCTGGATATTATTTTGAGATTGTTGCTTTGGGAACTAACACAATTACCCAAACAGATAATAATGTAAACAATGTTTTATTTTATAAAATTAAAAAAGATGCCTCAGATACGGACGGAACTAAAAAAGCAATACCAGTACCGCTATGGCAAGGATTAACTAACATTACTGTAGATGATGGAAACTTTACTGGACAGTACAGAATGACAACAGAACAAAATCCAACTGTGTATGACCTTGCCGTTGAATATATGAATGTTGGCAATACTAGAAGATTCTTTTTATACATTAATGAGACTTTGGTTGCAACAGTAGATGACCTAGACCCATTGCCAGAATATAACAATATGGGACTTTTTGTTCGTGGATCAGCAAAGTGTATGTTTGAAAATGTATATGCTTTGACTCATAACTATAGCCAAAATACTTCATACGCTTTAGATACCCCAGCACAATCAATTTATCAGACATCTGAAATTAGTTCTTATGATGCCTTTAGAAAATATGCTATGAGTGGAATGATTCAAGGAACCTACTTGTCTAGCATATCTCCAGCACAACCACCAGCGTATAAATTATTCTTTGAAGAATTTGGAACAATTATGCGTGAGGCCTCTATTTTTAAAATTAAATATGATAAAGCGTATCCAGCACTTTACGCAAAAATGTCTCCTACTTTTAACTCGCTAAAGGGCTACACCGTATCTGGATTTAGGGCTGGAGCCTATGGTGCAGAATTTATGGTATTTAACTCAACAGATACTGCACTTAGCCTTGATGAGACAACTGGAAATTATTTAAGAATCCAAGGAGTTACATTTACTCAACAATCACAAAATAAATTAACAGTTGATGACTTCTTTTCAAAAAATAGTGATTTTTCAAATCCAAAATTTGAAGGAGATAGATTAGTTTCTTCTCCGTTTAAAAATACAGCAATATATGACGATATAAAAGTTAGTAGATTAAAGTATGGAAAGAAAGAATTTTCTTTAGATGTTCCGTATGTTCAAACGCAAGATGATGCAAACTCTTTAATGGAATGGGTAACCAACAAAGTTTTAAAGCCAAGACAGTCCATTGGTCTTAAAATATTTAGTACACCAACAATTCAATTAGGCGATATAGTAAAAATTGATTATCACCAAGATGGCGTAGATGTTTTGGGCACTGAGCAAAAGCGTTATATAGTATATTCTATAGAACAAGGATCCAGCGTTGCTGGTCCAGATATGACAATTTATGTTAGCGAGGTAGTGTAATGGTAGATGCAACTCCAGCAATCCCAGATTCTACAGTAACGACTGTAGCCCCAAATCCAATTAAAGTTGCTACAAATGATCTTAAACTTTATGCAGATCAACTAATTCCTATTGAAACAATGTCTGATATGATTTTTGAAGATATTGGTGGACAAGAAGTTATTAGCATTGCAAGAAATGATATTATTAATGGACAAGATGTATCTTATCAGCCAATTAAAAATATGAACGGGGTATATGCTCAATATAATCCACAAAACATTTTATCTTTACAAAGCCCATCTAATTCATATTTTGATAGTTTTCAGATTAAACTTGAAGATAGAACCCCTTCTGCTGGGTTAGGACCATATGGACAGATAGTTTACCTAGATGAAAAAACTGGGGATTTACTTATCAACATACTAAATCTATCATCAGACGAAGAAGTTAAAGTTCAGGTCCAGGTAAGCGGATCTAGGTTTAATGGTACAATATAAGGAGTGAATAATTATGATTACTAATACAGGAAAAAACATCTTAGCAAAGTATCTAATTGGACAGGCACCCGCCTATGCATCCTTTATTGCTATTGGCTGCGGACCAACTCCAAAAGCATCAGACCATATTTTTACAACTGAAGAAAAAACAATTATGTCTGAAAAAACATCATTAGATTTTGAAATGCAAAGATTTCAAATTACATCAAGAGGTTTTGTAACTGAGGTTGTAGATGGAAGCCCAGTTTCAAAAATTGTTTTAACAGCAGAAATTGATTCAGAACCTAGATATGAAATTACAGAAGTCGGAGTTTATTCGGCTGGATCTAATACAGCAGCAGGTTCATATGACAGTAAACTTTTATATTCTTTTGATAAGGGTGAAAACTGGGAATATCATAACCAAGAAACTGCCTCTGCTATCAATGTTATTCCTGGTGCATTAGACACAAATATTACAACAGTCAATGGGGTAGTTACTGAAAATACATCTACAAACAATATCCTTGGTGCCTATAATATTAATGGTTCTGCAAATCCAGTTGACTGTGAAGTTTTTAGAACAACCGCAAGCAATACTTTGTTTAACAGTATTAATAGATCTGCAAGATATGAAAGATCTAGGTATGAAGATGATATGCTTTTAATTCGTGGAAATAGTGCAACAATTAATGTTGTTCAAAACCACCTTGTGCCAACTAGTGATTCAGATCACATTCACCTTACAGGAACATCAATTGATTTAAGTAGAAACTCAACTTCTGACGAGATTAAGTTTGCTTTTTCTATTGTTAATACTCATGACACTCCTACAGAATTTCCTAAAGCAGCCAGAGTCATTATTGAGTTTGCTTCAACTGATAGCAATATTTTGTCTCCATTAGAAACCGATACCAGTCAAAAACAATGGGCAAGATTTGAACTTGATATTAAAGACATTTCTGAAGGAGGAAGTTACGATTTTGCAAATAATAGATACTATGTTGCAACTAAACAACTTCAAGAACTATACAGAAGTTCTGGGTTTACTTGGAACGCAGTAAATACTGTTAAAGTATATTCCTCAATTTATAACCGAGAACTTGTAAACAATGTTTCTACACTTGTTCCATCGAATAAATTTTATTTAGCAATAGATGCTTTAAGATTAGATAACCTTGGATCTGTAAACCCACTTTATGGTTTAACTGGCTACTCTGTTATTAAAAATACTGATGCAGCAACCATTGTAAAGAAATCAGATACCACTGGATATATTGAATTTAGATTTTCAATGGAAGTTTAATATGGCAGATAATATCAAAACTATTAGAATATTAAAAAAAGATCTTCCAGAATTTAGTGGGTCGCATGGTACATATTCAGTTAGATTTAAAATAGCATCAGTTGACCAAAACAGAGATTCGCATTGGTCACCGTTTTATTTTGTTAATATTAATCCTCAAGTTGCGATTGATCACACTCAGGCTATTGTTAATTCAGCAAATAAAACAGTGTCTTGTGTTTGGACTGTAGATAATACACAGGGTTCTACTTTTGATATTTATATTAGATGGATTGGGGCATCAGCCACTGGACAATCACAAATAGAAAGATATCCATGGAAGTATGTTAATACAATTTCAAATACTTCATATTTAGGAATTATCCCAACTAGTATTACTGCATATAATAAAAATGGTACAACCTCTAGTGTTACGCCAACATCAGTTCAAATTGCAGTTCAAACACCAACATATCCTAAAGAAAGGTTTACCAGTGCTACGCTGTTTGAAACAACTGCAGCAGCCCTTTAATGGTATAATAGAATAACTATGGCAAAGATATCACCACCAGAAAAGGGACAACCTTTAGATGTTTCATATATTTATCAATTGGCAAATGCCATTAACTCGTTATCAGATGATGTTGGATCTGCATCAACAAATAAATATGTGACGGTAGAAACAGGTATTACGGGTGCTCAAAGTCTAAGAACTTCTCAGTCTAGATTTGTCGGAGGGTATTATCAAGTAGTAAATAATACTAACGTAACTGCCACTGAAGATAGACCATTTTTTTATGATTTTAAACCTGAATTTAAATATGCTCCAATTGTAACAGCAAGCCCAATCAATGTTGGTGGAACAGATGCTGGTAAAGATGTCACAGTTATTCTTAAATCAATAACAACTTCTAGAGTTGAGGGAATTGTAAAGTTTAACAAATCTGGAACACTTACAGTAGGCGTTAACATTATTGCAATTGGTATTCCAAACTAAACTATAAAATGTCTGTTAAAAAAGGCACGATAGAAAAAGAAGGCTATAATAAAGCCCCCGTAATTTCTGGTAATAAAAAAGTTTGGTTTTTAAATGGAGATTTAGTAAGGGTTCATCATTATAACAAATCTAATGGCATCATGTCTGTTTATAATATTACAAAAGATCAAATTGAAAGTTGTTTAATTAGTGATTTTAAAAACAAAAGAGAAAAAGCATATACTGTTGGAGAAACAGCAGAGTTGGTAAATAGACATAAAAAATATATGCCATCATTAATGAAGCGTGGAGTAATTCCATTTCCCACAGGATCTCAAAAGGGTGGGGCAAGAGGATGGCAGGTTAGATCTTATTATTCAGAATCGCAAGTAAAAGAGATTCGTGATATACTTGCTACGTACCATATTGGAAGACCAAGAAAAGACAATTTAATAACAAATGATATTACTCCCACTAAGGCTGAGTTGACAAGGCGGATGGGAGAAGGTATACTTACATATACGAGAACAGAAGATGGTAGATTTATTCCAATTTGGGAAGAATCTATTTAACGAGTCCCTTGGAGGGGTAATGGCAGAAGAAACAAAGGTATCAGTCACTTTAGGCTATACACTAAATCTAGGAAATTTTCAATCACTTCGTCTTGATCTTGGAGTGGTAGATTCAAAGCGTGATGGGGAAAACACAGATCAGGCTTTTGAGAGAGTCTATAAGTTTGTTGAAGACAAACTAACCGCTAAGATTGTAGAAGCCCAAGCGGAGGCTCAAGAAAACTAATGGCTGAACGCAAAGACCGAATGGCTTTGCTTTCAAGATACAGCAAGTATCATACCGCAAGGTACGAATCAAAGCCATCCCTAAATTTAAATGTAGAGCAATGGGCATCAGATGCTTTAATTGAATCATATGGCATGTCGGGATGCTACGATATACTTGAGTATTACTTCAAGGTTGCAGAGAATCCTTCTTGGAACTACTTTGCATACAATGCAGAAAAAATTTTACAGGCACAAAAAGATAAACTTAAAGATGATGATGAACGAGCAATAAGACGCAGAATGGCAAAGGAGTGGCTAAGTGAATAATACAGAGGCAAAACTTATTTCTGCAGTTTTAGAGGATAAGCAAATCCATGTTCTTCTTCAGGGAAATGTCGACAATCTACTTAGAACTCATGGAGACATTTGGAATTTTATTAGACTTTATTTTGAAAATAATTCTTCGCTTCCACCAGCAGAATTAGTCACAGAAAAATTTAGAGACTTTGAACCAATTAAAAATGTTGGTGCAACAAAACATCATTTAGAAGAGTTGCAGGGGGAATACCTAAACGATAGTCTAAAGGATATTCTTAGATCTGCTGCAACAAATGTTCAAAACAATCAAGGTGTTACTGCCCTTAATGATTTGATTACACAAACATCTGAACTCAAAAAGAATACTTCTGCTATTCGTGATATTGATGTAACGGATTTAGAGTCAGCAATTGCTTATTTTGAAAATGTAAAAGCACAACAGGCTTTGGGGCATACTGGAATTAAAACTAATCTTCCAGGATTTGATAACTATTTGCCTGCAGGAATTATGCCAGGGCAGTTGGGTGTGTTCCTAGCATATCCAGGTATTGGTAAGTCTTGGATGGCTTTGTACTTTGCTGTACAGGCTTGGAGACAGGGCAAGTCTCCAATGATTATTTCTCTTGAAATGTCAGAGACAGAAGTAAGAAACCGTGTTTTTACAATCATGGGAGAAGGTCTTTGGTCACATAGAAAGATTTCAAATGGTGAGATTGAACTAGATATGCTCAAATCTTGGCACTCAAAAAATCTTGCTGGAAAGCCAGAGTTCCACATTATCTCTAATGACAGTGGTGGAGAGATTAACCCTTCAGTTCTTCGTGGAAAGATTGATCAATATAAACCAGACTTTGTAATTGTAGACTACCTTCAGTTGATGAGTCCAAATCAAAAATCAGATAATGAAACGGTACGAATGAAGAACCTTTCAAGAGAACTTAAACTGATGGCTATTGGTGAAGAAGTTCCTATCATTGCTATTTCTTCAGCAACCCCTGATGATGTTAATGATCTTAGCGGTGTTCCTACACTTGGTCAAACTGCTTGGTCTCGTCAGATTGCATATGATGCTGACTGGGTCTTGGCATTAGGTCGTGCAACTAATAGCGATATTATCGAATGTGCTTTTAGAAAAAATCGTAATGGATTCATGGGTGATTTTTTAGTTCAATGTGACTTTGATAAAGGATACTACAGGTATAAGGATTATGAAGATAAGTAGTTATAATAGGATGTGGAATCATTTCATCACAAACCGATTAAGAAATTTAATTTTTCTGGCATCATCCAGGACGATTCTGCCATTGGCAGACTCAAAGGGGAGTATGTTAGACTATTAGTATCGGAGATGAAGTTGTCTGGATATGTTCCAAAATTTGAACTTGACCCAGACTTTACAATTGACTATAATGAACAAAAAAGATATTTTGAATTTGAGATAACAGTATACGGTATATATGTAGGGAGAAAGAAAAGCGAATGGATTTTAGGGATAGACGGAAACAGGCCAGTGTATATTCAAAGGAGCAGATCAAGAGAGTCCTTACAGGAGCAGGCCTAGATGTACAAAATGAAGTTGATTCTCAATATATAGTTTTTTGCCCATTCCATAATAACCATAGAACTCCAGCGGGAGAAGTTCATAAAGAAAACGGTTTATTTTTTTGTTTTTCATGTCAAAAAACTGCTGACTTAATAGAATTAGTAATGCACATATCTGGTAGATCATATTTTGAGGCTGCTCGATTTATTAAAACAAAAGAACAAGTTGGTGATTTAACTACAGAAATAAATAAACAACTTATTGTGGTAGAAATTTATAAGCCATTTGATGAGTTAGTTATTAAAAGATTAAATAATCAAGCACTTGTTAGCCCAAGAGCAGTTCAATATTTTAAGAGCAGATTTTTAACTAGCGAATCAGTTACAAAGTTTTCTTTGGGTTATTCTGAAAAACAAGATATGGTTACAATTCCAGTACATAGTCCTGAAGGTGTGCCAGTTGGGTTTGTAGGAAGATCTGTTGAAGGAAAAGAATTTAAAAATACTCCAGGTTTGCCAAAAAGCAAAGTTCTTTTTAATTTGCATCGTGTAAAGAAATCTGATAAAGTATATGTAGTAGAATCTTCATTTGACGCTATTCGTTTAGATCAAGTTGGATTTGCAGCGGTAGCAACATTGGGTGCTAATGTATCTAATATACAAATAGAATTGCTTCAAAAGTATTTCAATAACATTATCGTTATTGCAGATAATGATGAAGCAGGAGGAAATATGAAAGATAGAATAGTTGAAAGACTAGGCTCTCGTGTTTCCGTTATACAACTAAATAAAGAATACAAAGACATAGGCGATATGGATGATCAGGCTATTAAGAACTTAGAGTTCCAGTTTGACAAATCCATATTGTCTATGCTAAACTAATACAACACAACACAGAAGGAGAATATATGAGCGTAGTAAAGGGACTCAAAAACATTAATGCCCTGCTCGACAAGCCAAAGTATGATGAAAGCGGACCGAAGGTTCGTTGGCTAAAACTTGCTGATGGCCAATCAGTCAAGATTCGTTTTATTGAAGAACTTGATGAAGATTCAGCAAACTATAATGAAGGTCGTGGACTAGCACTTGTTGTTAAGGAACACACAAACCCAAAGGACTACAAGCGTAAGGCTGTAGACACAATGGACACAGAAGGCCGTGATTGGGCAGAAGAAATGCATCGCAAGGATCCGAAGGCTGGCTGGAGAGCACGACTTCGTTTTTATTGTAATGTTCTTGTTGATGATGGTATTGAAGCACCATATGTTGCAATTTGGTCAATGGGTATCAGCAAGCAATCTTCATTCAACACAATTCGTGAATATGCACTGGAAACAGGAAGCATCTCAAATGTAGTATGGAAGTTGAAGCGTAATGGTCAGGGAACTGAAACTAATTACACACTTATTCCATCTGCACCAGATAAGGAGCCTTTCGACTGGAAGGATATCGAGCCTTATCCATTGGAGTCAGCACTAAAGAAGATTCCATATGCAGAACAAGAAGCGTTCTACTTGGGCTTTGACAGCCCTTCCGTTACTTCGTCAACTAACGCTGACTGGTAATATGAACTACGTAGGCTTACATGTCCATACACACTATTCATTATTTGATGGTGTCGCTACTCCAGAAGAATACATAGACCGTGCAGTTGAACTGGGTATGCCAGCATTGGCTATCACAGATCACGGTACATTATCTGGGCATCGTGAACTGCACAGAGTTGCAAAAGCGAAGGGCATTAAGCCAATTCTAGGTCTAGAAGGATACATGTGTTCAGACATATCCGATAAAAGAGATAAATCTGAAAGAGAAGGTCAGCAAGATCTTGTCTATAATCACATTATCCTTCTAGCCAAGAATAAAATTGGTTTGGAAAATTTAAATAAGATTAGCGAAATTGCTTGGACAGATGGTTATTTTAAAAAGCCTCGCTTTGATTTTGAAATCTTAAAGAAGTATCGTGAAGGCATTATTGTTACTTCTGCTTGCCCAAGTAGTGTTATTGTAAAAGCCCTAGAAGAAAATGAATTTGCACTTGCAAAAAAGCATATTGCTTGGTTTAAAGAAAATTTTGGTAACGATTATTATATTGAGGTAATGCCACATAACACTGCAGAAATTAATAAGTATTTAATTGAACTTGCAGACGAATTTAAAATTCGTGTAGTTGTTACTCCAGACTGTCATCATTCAGATAAATCACAAAGAGAAATTCAAGAGTTTAAACTCTTAATGAATACTCACGCCAAAGTTGAAAAAGATGCTACGTATGAAAAGTCTAAGAAAAAGACAGACATGATGGAGCGACTAGATTACCTTTATGGACATGATCGACAAATTACTTTTAACGAATTTGATATTCACCTTCTTTCATATGAAGAAATTAAAGAAGCCATGGAAAAGCAGGGTATTGATAGGCCTGACATATACTCAAACACCCTATTACTTGCAGATACAGTAGAAGACTATGACATTCAAGAAGGACTTAATCTTCTTCCAGTTCAGTACAAAAGTCCAGATAAAGAATTAAGAACAATTTCTCTTGAGGGTTTATCTAATAGAAACCTAGCAGATAAGCAAGAGTATTTAGATAGACTTGAAGAAGAACTTGAAATTATTAAAAACAAAAAGTTTGCTCCGTACTTCTTGGTTGTACAAAGTATGATTGCTTGGGCAAAAAAAGAAGGAATCATGGTTGGTCCTGGTCGTGGATCTGCTGCAGGATCTTTGGTTTGCTATGCATTAGGCATTACAGATATTGATCCAATTAAGCATGGTTTGCTCTTCTTCCGTTTTATTAATCCAGAGCGTAATGACTTCCCTGATATTGATACAGATATTCAAGACTCTAGAAGAGATGAAGTGAAAGATTATCTTGTTAGACAATATCGACATGTTGCATCTATTGCTACTTTTCTTGAATTTAAAGATAAGGGTGTTGTTCGAGATGTAGCACGAGTTCTTGATATCCCGCTAACAGATGTTAATAAAGTTTTAAAACTTGTAGACACTTGGGATGAATTTTGTACATCAAAAACAACTAGAGAGTTTAGAGAAAAATATCCAGAAGTAGAAATTTATGGAGAACAACTTCGTGGAAGAATTCGTGGTACTGGAGTTCACGCTGCTGGTGTAGTTACTAGTAAAGATCCTATTTTTAGATATGCTCCTTTAGAAACAAGATCTTCTACTGGATCAGATGAAAGAATTCCAGTTGTTGGCATTGATATGGAAGAAGCAGAAAGAATTGGCTTGATTAAAATTGATGCTTTGGGATTAAAAACTTTAAGTGTTATTCAGGATGCTGTTTCAATGATTAAGCAAAATCATTATAAAGAAATTGATTTGCTTTCATTAGACATGGAAGATCCAAAGATTTATGAAATGCTTTCAAGCGGATATACAAAGGGTGTTTTTCAATGTGAAGCAACCCCATATACAAATCTATTGGTAAAAATGGGTGTTAAGAATTTTAACGAACTTGCTGCATCAAATGCTCTTGTTCGCCCAGGGGCTATGAATACAATTGGTAAAGACTATATTGAGCGTAAGCATGGAAAACAAAATGTTTCTTATAGTCATCAAATTATGAAACCATTTACGGAGGATACTTATGGCTGTGTTCTTTATCAAGAACAAGTTATGCAAGCATGCGTACACCTTGGCGGTATGTCCATGTCGGAAGCAGATAAAGTTAGAAAGATCATTGGAAAGAAAAAAGATGCTAAAGAGTTTGATCAATTCAAAGACCAGTTTGTTGCTGGGGCTTCTGCTTATATTGCTCCTAACGCTGCTCGTGACCTATGGCACGATTTTGAAGCACACGCAGGATATTCCTTCAATAAATCCCACGCTGTTGCATACTCAACACTCTCTTACTGGACAGCATGGTTAAAATATTATTATCCTTTAGAGTTTATGTTTGCTTTGTTAAAAAATGAAAAAGATAAAGATAATAGAACTGACTATCTTATTGAAGCAAAAAGAATTGGAATTCCAGTAAAACTTCCACATATTAATGATTCTGATTTTGATTTTAAGATTGAAGGAAAAGGTATTAGATTTGGTCTTACAGGAATTAAATACATTTCAACTAACATTGCTGAAAAGTATATTGCAGCAAGACCATTTACATCTTATAAACAACTAGAAGAGTTTACCTTTACAAAGGGTAATGGAGTTAATAGTCGTGCACTTCAAGCACTTCGTGCAATTGGTGCAGCAACATTCCCAGATAATCCAAGAAATGATTCTGAGATTAAAGCAAATATTTATGAATATTTAAACCTTCCAGAATTTAACATCACAATTCCGTCACATTATTATGCGTTTATTCAAGATGTAGACTCATTTGAAGAAAAGGGATCTTTTATTTTGATGGGAATGGTAAAGGCTATTAAGCGTGGGAAAGGTTGGAGTCGTGTAGAGATATTAGATAAAACTGGTAGTGTTGGTATTTTTGATGAAGAACAAACAACTATTGAAACAGGACGCACATATTTAATTCTTGCAAATGATAATAGGATTTTGTCAGCAGTTCCTGCAGATGAGATTAAAGGTTCTTCTAATGCTTTAGTAAAGTTTCTAAGTTATAAGCAATTGCCATATACAGATGAAGAAATGTTTGTGGTATCCTTTAAACCTAGAATTACAAAGGCTGGCAAAAAGATGGGATCATTAACTCTTGCAGATACTAGTAGAGATTTACATTCTGTTACAGTATTTCCACAAGCATTTGCAAAAGCATATATGCACTTAGAAGAAGGTAAGGCCTATAAATTTAGTTTTGGTAAAACAAAAGATGGGACAGTAACATTGGAGGATATAAATGTATGACAATATTTTTGACAATTTAGCAATGGAGTTGCATAAGCAAGCAGTGGTTAAAGGATTTTGGCCAGAAATTGAAGATGTTGATGATATCTTTATTGCTAAGCAATTAATGATGATTGTTTCAGAAGTTACAGAGGTAATGGAAGCAATTAGAAAAGATAAAGGCGAAGAAGAGATTACAAAAGAGTTTGCAGATATTTTAATTAGAACACTTGATCTCTATGCTGGTGTTGTTGAGTCTGGATATACAAGACTTTCATTAGACCAAGCATTAAGAGAAAAGGTTGAATTTAATAAAACTAGACCAGAAAAGCATGGGGTAAGATTTTAATGACTGTTACAGTAGATGATGTTTTAGCACAACTTGATCCAAAACTAAGAAAGCGTTTGGGTAGTGGTGTAGGGGTTAATTTTGAATACCAACCAACTCCTAGTTTTGGATTAAATCGTGCACTTGGCGGTGGTTTGCCATACGGACGACAGGTCCTTATCTGGGGTAGCAAGTCATCTGCTAAGTCCTCTATGTGCCTGCAAATGATTGCTATGGCTCAAGCAGAAGGCAAGGTATGTGCTTGGATTGACTCAGAAATGTCTTACTCAGAGGACTGGGCAAGAACTTTGGGGGTAGATCCAGAAAAACTAATTTATTCACAAGCAAGAACCATCAGTGACATGGTAGATGTAGGCGTTGGACTTATGAATGCTGGAGTTGATTTAATTGTGGTAGACTCTATTACATCAATGCTTCCTGCTATTTATTTTGAAAAGGACACTGATGAGATGAAGGCTTTGGAAAATACAAAGCAGATTGGAGCAGAATCCCGTGACTTTAGCAACGCATGGAAGATGCTTAATTACGCTAATAATAAAGTTAAGCCTACTTTGCTTGTGCTTATTTCTCAGTCTCGTAATAATATTAATGCTATGTATACTAGCCAGCAGCCTTCTGGTGGTCAGGCTACTAAGTTCTATTCTTCTTGCGTTATTAAATTATTCTCATCTGAATCAGATAATCAGGCCATTAAGGGCAAGATTCAAGTAGGAGATAAGTTGATAGAAGAAAAAGTTGGAAGAACTATTAAGTGGGAGTTACAATTTTCTAAGACATCTCCAGGTTTTCAATCAGGAGAATATGATTTTTACTTTAGGGGAGATCATATAGGATTAGATCAAATTGGTGATTTGGTTGATACTGCAGAATCAGTTGGCCTTGTTGAAAGAACTGGTGCTTGGTATCTTCTTCCAGACGGTACTAAGGTTCAGGGAAGAGATGGATTTATCAACAGAGTAAGAGAGGATCTTGGTTTGCAAGAAGAACTAAAGAACAAATTAAATGGCTAACTACACAGTTTATCGTGGACAATTTTTATGCCATACATGCAAAGTAGAAGTAGGAACCTTAAGACTTTATCCAGAGACACAAGAAGTTACTTGGATGTGTCCAGAAAAGCATCTTAGCAAAGTAAGTTTTGCCAGAAGAAAGAAGAAGGACTTTGAGCGAGAAGAGTGAAAGCAAAAGAATAGGTGCAAAACAGCATAAAAATTCTGGAAGAAATACACAAAAAGGAGATGCCTCTTGGCATAATTTTGTAATAGATTTCAAAGAAGTAGGAAAATCTTTTACAATTAATAAAGATGTTTGGGCTAAGGCAACAACAGATGCAATTAAAAATGGTAAAGATCCAGCAATTGTTATAGTGCTTGGAGAAGGAAACACAAAGGTTAGACTAGCACTTATTGAGATGTCAATATTAGAGCAATTTGTAGATGGTGTATAATATAAATATGGATGATGTACAAATAACTAAAAATCTTTTTTCTTCTGTAGAAATTGATTATATTAAAAATATTATTAATAAAGAATTATCTAGTCGTGTTTTAAAAGAATCCCCAGACGGAGAAAATGATTCAAATCCAGCATCTAATTTTATAAAAGATAAAAAAGAATATCTAGGAAGAATAGATGTGCATGATTTAAAATTGCCTGAAACCATAACAAATAAAGTTACTAAAATTTTTTATGATCTTTATGATGCTCAGGATAAAAGTTTTAATCCTATAACCAATATTACATATGTTGAGTATAGTGCTAAAAACGGTATACCAAGATTACCTGTTCATATTGATAATGGAAAAAGTGGTATTATTATTGATTATCAATTAGAGTCCAATATAGAGTGGCCAATAGGAATAGAAGAAGGCCTTTATCAATTAAAAGATAATGAGGCATTAATTTTTTATCCGCTATCTCAGTACCATTGGAGACCAAATATAAAATGGAATAATGATAGTTTTGTTAAAATGATTTTTTTTGATTTTTATACACCCAATTTGGAACAAGTTATTGATAAAGAAAAACAATATAAATTACAAGATTTTGTTAATAGGTTAGGAGAATCAAATGACAATTAAGTCTGTAAACACAATAGTTAAAGAAGTTTTCTCTAAAGATGAAATTGATCAAATATATTTAGCAGTAAAAAAATCTCACGGAAATAACTTTGTTCGTGTTCATTGTATGCACGAATCATATATCGAACTGCCGAATAGCATTATTCACAAGGTTGAGAATATTGCTAGGGATCTAAGTGAAAATAAAAACTTAATTTTAACTGAATACGTTCATGCAAGATATAACAATACCACTAGCGATTGTGGTAATTTTCATTTTAAGCCAGCACTATTTCCTCATTATGATGAAACATTTAAGGAAGAGCGTTTTACCTTAGATTATCAACTAAAAGCAAATACTGAATGGAAAATCGTTGTTGAAGATAAAGCCATGGTGCTTTCAGATAATGATGCTTGTACATTTAGCGGTACTAATCAAATTCATTGGAGAACCCCAAAAGATTTTGAAGATGATCAATATGTTGAAATGTTATTCTTTCATTTTACAGATCCAACAATGGGCAAGAAGAGTGATGATTTTAATACAGTTATGGATGTTAAAGCAAAAAGATATCAAAAGATATTTTTTGAAAATGGGGGATTTAAAAATGAATAACATGCAAGTTGGTAAAATGCATAATTGGCTTACAACTATGGAAAAATATAATAAAGAGTTACCATTCTATATTGATAATCTTTATTCAGATGAAGAGATGAAACAACTTAGGAATATTTGGGAACAGGGAAAATCATTAAAGCCAATTCTATATGGACCAAATGAAAAACATGATGATGGCCATAATGAACCTGGATCCAGATTTAGACCAAAGCATGCGGTAGACATGTCCAGAATGCTTCTTGAATTTGAAATGCCAAAAAGTATTGAAGAAAAATTAGATTTAATTGCAAAGCCTTTATATCAAGAGCCAATTGCTTTATGCCATTACAACTATATTGAATACAACTTAAAGTATGGAGATGGAAATACAAATCCATTGCTTCCCCCACATATTGATGGTGATGAAAATTTGGTTACGCTAAATACAAATGTTGGAGGAAATATAGATTGGGATTTATATGTTGATGGAATTAGATATGAATTACCAGTTGGAAAAACAATTGTTTTTTCTGCAGTAAATAGTGTTCACTGGAGACCAAAAAGAAACTTTAAACCAGGGGAGTATCTTGAAATCTTAAGCGTTGATTATTGTCCAACAGATAGTTATAGATTTTTAGGTCAGATGAATCCTATAGATGCTGCACATTTTCCTGAAAAAAGAAAACAACATGCAATAGAAGTTAATAGTCATCCACGATCAATTGCTGCATGGAAACAATATAATGAAGACCAACCAGAAAATTAATAACTTTTATACGCCAGAAGAATTATTACAACTTGAAACTTATGTAGAATCTGTTGTACATAAAAGCAATCTTTTTTCAATTGAAAAAAATCTTGGAAGATATTATGGAGTTATTCAAGATAAATTAATGTCTAACTATGCTATTGGCAACTTTCCTAATAATCTTTTATATAAAGTTCAAAAATTTGCAGAAGATATTTTTAAAGTTGACAATTTGCAAATTTTTGATATAATTATTATTAGATATACAAATGAATACGGATTGGTTCCAAAATTGCATATGCATAAGGATGGAGGATCATTAACAAAATATACAGTTGACTATCAGTATAAGTCTAATACTGATTGGGCAATTACTGTAGAGGATCAAGATTTTTATTTAAAAGATAATCAAGCATTAACATTTTTAGGAAGCAAACAATTACATGGAAGACCAGAAAAAATTTTTAACAATGGAGAATATGTAGAAAATATATTTTTTCAATTTATAGAAAAGAGAAACTAATGACAAATGAAACAACACTAGATATGGTAAATGGTCTGTCTGAAATTGCAGACTATATGGATGATGAAGAACTAACACAAGCACTAACTTTTATTGCAAAGATTATTCTTAAACCAGATATTCCAATCAACATTGTTACTGTTGAAATTGTAAGACTTCAAGCGATTGCAGCCAAAATGTCTCTTAGGGCAACCTGGATGGCAAATGTAGATAAGTCAGATAGAGGCAAAAAGAACCTTTACTACACTGCTGCTGAAGCAATTAACAATCTTGTATCAGCACTTAAATACATAACACGCTAAGATCTGCTATACTTAGACTGAATAGAAACGAGTTATAAATGACAAAAAATTTATTAAGTACGGTTATGATTAAGGCAGAAGAGAAGCCCATCCACCCTATGGATGTTGCGGGGCTTACAAAAGCAATTGAACATGGATACATTATTAATCGTGTAGATAAGCATACACAAAAGAAAACATTTGCTCCTTCAACAATTGCTTATGGTCATGGAGAATGTCCAAGATATTGGTATCTAGCATTTGATGGTCAGACATTTGAGGACAATGCGGATGCCTACGGTGCAGCAAATATGACTGCAGGAACACTATCTCATGGGAGAATTCAAACTGCAATGAGAGATGCAGGGATTCTTATTGAAGACGAATTTAAAATAACCTATACAGATCCACCAATTTTTGGATATGGCGATGTCATGCTTAATTGGCAAGGAGAAGAACTTCTAGGTGAAATTAAGACAATGATGAATGAGGGTTTTGAATATAGAAAAGCAAGTGGTAAACCAAAAACTGGTCACCTTATTCAATTGCTTATCTATATGAAAATTCTAAAAAAGAAAAAAGCAGTACTAATCTATGAAAACAAGAACAACCATGAATTATTGTTGTTGCCAGTAGAAGTGAACGATCATTACCGCCAGTGGGTAGACAATGCCTTTGAGTGGATGAGGTCAGTTAGAAAGGCTTGGGTCGACAGAACCCTCCCTACAAAAAACTATAGATCAAACTCAAAAATATGCAAATCGTGTCCTATTAAAAAGGCATGCGAGTCTGCTGGTCCTGGGGAGATGAAATTAAAATCCTTGGAGCCGTTAGGTGAAGCATTGTAGTTGGTGTGATAAGCAGTTCAGCACAAGTATCTCTTATCAGATATATTGTTCAGTAGAGTGCAGAGATGCATCTACTAAAGAGAAGATTGCCGAAAGGTATGTATATTCTCGTAGACAAAAACGCAAAGGCAAAGATCGTAGATGTAAGAATTGCAATAATGCTCTTTCAATCTATAATGACGATGCATTGTGTGCTGACTGCAACATCAATCCAGTTGATGTATCAAAAGTATTAAAACAAATTAAAGGTATAGCAAATGGTAAAAAATAAGTGGGGCGTAGAGATTATGCCAGAACGTATTTGTGCTATAGATGCAAGCACCAACAATCTTGCTTTTGCTACATTTCATGGTGGTCATTTAAAAGAAGTAGGTAAGATTAAGTTTGAAGGCAAGGATATTTATGAAAAAGTAATTGATGCTGGCAGAAAGTCTAAAGGTCTGTTTGATCATATAGTCAATGTTGATGCTATTGTAATTGAGCATACAGTATTTATGAATAGTCCTAAGACTGCTGCTGATCTTGCTTTAGTTCAAGGTGCTTTATTAGGTGCAGCAGGTCAGGCTGGTATTAGAGTTATAGGCAAAGTTGCACCAATTACTTGGCAGAACTTTATTGGCAATAAAAAGATTTCTAAAGATGAAAAATTATATATTAAATCTCAAAATCCTGGTAAGTCTGATTCTTGGCTTAAAACTTATGAGCGAGAACTACGCAAACAAAGAACTATAAATTTTATTAATATTCAGTATGATAAAACTATTACTGATAATGATGTTGCAGATGCTTGTGGCATTGGGCATTGGGCTATAAAAAACTGGGGTAAGGCAATGGGGGTTGACAAATAACACTATGGCTGCTAAACTATATACATCGGAAACTTTTATGCGTAAGCGTTACCTTATGGATAAAAAAACTCCAGAAGATATTGCAAAGGAGTGTGGTTGCACGGTGGAAACCATATATGTATATCTTGCTAAATTTGGATTAAGGAAGTCAAAGAGATGAAAAATGTTAAAAAAGTTATTGTAGCAATTACAATATTAACTGCACTTGCAACAGCAGCCTTTATGTACATTATGAAGAGCATGCCAAATATTTTTGATTGGGATTTAGACGATGAGTGAAAATTTAAATATTACGGTTGATCAAGTAAATCATCCGTCACATTACACTACCGATCCTTCTGGCGTAGAGTGTATTCAGATTACACGACATCGTAATTTTAATATTGGAAATGCATTTAAGTATCTTTGGAGAGCAGGGCTAAAGGACGAATCAAAAACAATCCAAGATTTAGAAAAAGCAATTTTTTATATTAAAGATGAAATTAATAGACTAGAGGGAAAGTATGTCAACTGAAGAAGATCTAGTCAAACATTTAGATCAAGTTAATCATGTTGTTGGAGAATACCTTAAAGGCAGTGATCCAACAGTAATTTCTAAAGAATTATCTATTCCACGAACTCGTGTTGTTCAATTAATCAATGAGTGGAAAGTTATGGCATCAGCAAATGATGCAATCCGTGCTCGTGCTAAAGAGGCACTTGCAGCAGCAGATACTCATTATAGTAAACTAATTTCAAAATCTTACGAAGTTATTGATGAAGCATCAATGACAAATAACCTTAGTGCAAAAACACAAGCAATTAAATTGGTTATGGATATTGAATCTAAGCGTATTGATATGTTGCAAAAGGCTGGACTTCTTGAAAACAAAGAACTTGCTGAAGAAATGATGGAAATTGAAAAGCGACAAGAAGTGTTGATGAATATACTAAAAGATATTGCATCAGAATATCCAGAAATTCGTGATGAGATCATGAAGCGACTTTCAGCAGTAGCAAAGAAAGATGAAGTTATTACGGTAATCCATGGCGTATGATGATTTTTTTGAGGCACTGCAAGATAGTCCATTTGCAGAAATGCCAGTAGATGCTAAAACATTTATTGAAGGTGAAGAGTACCTAAATCAACCTGGCCTATCTCCAATTCAATATGATATTGTTGAAGCAATGAGTCAAATATATCGCAAACCAGAATTGATTCAAATTTTTGGAGAAGAAAAAGGATCACAGTATTACGATAAGTATACAAAAAACGAAATCATTCTTCAACTTGGCAAGGGTAGCGGTAAGGACTTTACATCAACCGTAGCATGTGCATATATTGTATATAAACTATTATGCCTTAAAGATCCTGCTAGATATTTTGGTAAACCATCTGGAGATGCTATTGACCTTATCAATGTTGCTATTAACGCTCAGCAAGCAAAAAATGTTTTCTTCAAAGGTTTTAAAACTAAGATTGAAAAATCACCTTGGTTTGCAGGAAAATATAATCCAAAGGCAGATTCTGTAGAGTTTGAAAAATCTGTAACTGTATATTCTGGCCACTCAGAAAGAGAATCTCATGAGGGTTTGAATCTTTTACTTGCAGTTCTCGATGAGATTTCTGGTTTTGCTACAGAAATTGGCACTGGAAATGATCAAGGCAAAACTGCTGATAATATCTATAAGGCTTTCCGTGCTTCTGTAGACTCTCGCTTCCCTGATCTTGGTAAAGTTGTCTTGCTTTCTTTTCCTCGTTTTCAAGGTGACTTTATCTCACAAAGATATGACGATGTTGTAGTTGAAAAAGATGTAATTGAAAAAGAACATACATTTATAATTAATCCGCTTCTTCCAGAAGATGATGTAAGCAATCAGTTAAAAATTGAATGGACCGAAGAACACATTAAATCATACAAGTATCCAGGCGTATACGCTCTTAAAAGACCCACATGGGATGTTAACCCAACAAGAAAAATTGATGATTTTAAAATTGCTTTTCTAACAGACTTAGGTGATGCAATGCAAAGATTTGCTTGCGTTCCAACATATGCATCAGATGCATTTTTTAAGCAAGTAGAGAAAGTAAGATCTTGTATGTCAACAAGAAATCCAATAGATAATTTTAGAAGGTTTGATGAATCGTTTAAGCCAGATCCAGATAAGATTTATTATGTTCATGCTGACCTTGCACAAAAACATGACAAGTGTGCTGTCGCAATTGCACATGTTGATAAGTGGGTTAATATTCAAGTTATCAATAACTATGAACAGGTTGCCCCTATTGTAGTAGTTGATGCCGTTGCTTGGTGGGAACCAAAAGTAGAAGGACCTGTAAACCTTTCAGAGGTCAAGCAATGGATTCAAAATCTTCGTAGGCTTGGTTTTAACATTGGAATGGTTTCATTTGACCGTTGGCAATCATTCGATATTCAAAATGAATTAAAGCAAGTAGGAATGAGAACTGATACTGTTTCTGTTGCTAAGAAACACTATGAAGATATGGCAATGCTTGTTTATGAAGAAAGACTAGTTATGCCCGCAATTGAACTTTTATTTGAAGAACTTACAGAACTTAAAATTATGAAAAATGATAGAGTTGACCACCCTCGTAAAAAGTCTAAGGACTTGGCAGACGCAGTGTGTGGGG